GGATGAGGCCATGGTGGCGCAGAAGGGCAAGGATCTGCTGTTGAGGGTTTTCAACGGCACGGATTATGAAACGGTGGCGGGGCTGCGCTCGAAGCGGCTGGCCTTCAATGCCGAGACGGTGGATGTGACCGATGCCGAAAGCGCCGGGCGCTGGCGCGAGCTTTTGGGCGGCGCCGGCGTGCAGCGGGCTTCGGTGTCGGGTTCAGGCATCTTCAAAGACGCGGCCTCCGACCAGCTGGTGCGCAACGCCTTCTTCAATGCCTCGATCCTGAGCTGGCAGATTGTCGTGCCGGATTTCGGCAGCGTCACCGGGCCGTTCCAGGCGAGCGCGCTCGAATATTCCGGCCAGTATAATGGCGAGGTGATGTTCGAGCTGGCGCTGGAATCGGCCGGTGCGATCAGCTTCGAGGTGCTGTGATGGCGGGCGGGCGGCAAGGGGCCGCCATCGGGCGAAGAGCCAACCGCCGGCGTGGCGAGATCGAGGCCGAGATCGACGGCGAGCGGCGGGTTTTGTGTCTGACGCTGGGGGCCTTGGCGGAGCTTGAGACGGCGTTTTCGGTCGATAGCCTGAATGGGCTGGCCGAGCGTTTCTCCGGCGGCCGGCTGAAGGCGGCGGATATGATCCGCATCATCGGCGCCGGCCTGCGCGGCGGCGGCAATCTCTATTCCGACGAGGATGTGGCGGAGGCCGATATCGAGGGCGGCATCGGCGGCTATGCCGCGATCGTCGGCGATTTGCTGACGGCGACGTTTTCGGGGGATGGCGCGGACGCCTCCGCGCGCCCCCTCTAGCCGCAGCGGGCATGAAGACCACGGACAGTGCGGGGCCCACGCCTTTCCCCTGGGCGCGGGTTCTGCATGTCGGTCTCTGCCTGCTGCGGCTTCCCCCGCAATCCTTCTGGGCGATGACGCCGGTGGAATTTCACGCCGCCGCCGGTGGCCTCTCGCCGCCGCGTCCCGCCGTCTCCCGCGCCGATCTCGATGGGCTGATGGCCCGTTTTCCGGACAGCCGGACGATACACGAAACGAGGAACGACCATGACCGATGATCAGACGGACCTCTCAGCCATGACCGACGAGGCGGCGACGCTGCGGCGCGCGCTGGACGATCTCGAGGGCCGCTCGCGCTCCTTCGGCTCGGCGCTGTCAGGGGCGCTGCGCAGCGCGGTCTCGGGCGGCAAGGGGCTGGACGATGTGTTGCGTGGGCTGGCCAATCGCATGACGGATATCGCGCTACAGGCCGGTCTGAAGCCGTTGGAGACGATGCTCTCGGGCGCCGCCTCCAGTCTCTTCGGTGGCGCCGGCAAGCTGCTGCCCTTCGCCGATGGCGGTGTGGTTTCGCAGCCCACCTATTTTCCTCTCGGCGGCGACATGGGGCTGATGGGCGAGGCGGGCAGCGAAGCGATCCTGCCCTTGCGGCGCGGCGCCGACGGTTCGCTCGGCGTCGCCGCTTCGGGGGCGGGCTCGCAGCCGCAGATCGTCTTCAACGTTAGCGCGACGGATGCCGAGAGCTTCCGAAAGAGCGAGGCGCAGATTTCCTCGATGCTGGCGCGCACCGCGATGCGCGGCCAGCGCAACCTGTGAGGTGATGATGTCTGGTTTCCACGAGGTGCGCTTTCCGCTGCGCCTGTCTTTGTCGACAAGCGGCGGGCCGGTCAGGCGCACCGATATCGTCAATCTCTCCAACGGCCGCGAAAGCCGCAACAGCCGCTGGCGCGATGCGCGGCGCAGCTATGACGCCGGCTCCGGCCTGCGTTCGGTGGCCGATCTCTACGAGGTGTTGGAGTTCTTCGAGGCCCGCAGCGGCGAGCTTTATGGCTTCCGTTTTCGCGATCCGATCGACTGGAGTTCGACACGCCCGGGCGCCGAGATCGGACCCGGCGACCAGTCGATCGGCATCGGCGATGGCGTGGCCGTCGCGTTCCCGCTCGCCAAGACCTATGGCGATGCCGGGGCCAGCAGCACGCGCTGGATTGAGAAACCCGTCGAGGGCTCGGTTGTCGTCGCGGTCGATGGCGTGCCACAGCCGGCGTCCGCCTTCATGTGCGACCCCACGACCGGTATCGTCACTTTCGCGGCGGATGTCGTTCCGCCGGAGGGTGCGTCGGTGACGGCGGGGTTCCTGTTCGACGTGCCGGTGCGCTTTGCGACCGGGCGCATCGACATCAACCTCTCGGCCTTCAATGCCGGGCGCATTCCCACCATTCCGCTGATGGAGATCATGCCATGAGGCATATTCCGGACGCGCTCGCCGCGCATCTTGCGGGCGACGCCACGACGCTCTGCCACGCCTGGCGGGTGACGCGCCGTGATGGCGTCGTGCTTGGGTTTACGGAACACGATCACGACCTGACCTTCGCGGGCACGACCTTCCTGGCGGCGAGCGGCTTTTCCGCCAGTGCGGCGGAAGAAGAAGCGGGCTTGCCGGCCGCCACCAGCGATGTCGCCGGCGGCTTTTCCAGCGCGGCGATGACCGAGGAGGATCTGACGCGCGGCCGCTATGACGGCGCCCGCGTCGAGGTGCATCTCGTCAACTGGGCGGACCCTGGCCAGCACATGCTCTTGAAGGTGCAGGAAATCGGCGATGTCACGCGCGATGCCGGCCAGTTTCAGGCGGAACTGCGCAGCTTCGCCAGCCGCCTCGGCGAGCCGCAAGGCCGCGTCTATGGCCGGCGCTGCGACGCCACGCTTGGCGATAGCAGATGCGGCGTCGATCTCTCGGCACCCGCGATGCGTGCCGAAGGCGTGGTGGTCTCGGTGCCGGATGCCAGCCGGCTTTTGCTCTCGGGCGTTCGCGCCGTGCCGGACGGCTTCTTTCGTTTCGGTGTGCTCAGTTTTCTCGATGGCGACAATCAAGGCCAGCGGTTGGAGATCGAGACGCATGCGGTGAAGGACGGTCTGCTGGAGGTGACGCTTTGGTTGCCGCTCGAGGCCACCCCAAGTGCGGGCGACCGCGTCGTGCTGACGGCGGGCTGCGACAAGGCTTTCTCCACCTGCCGAACGAAGTTCGCCAACCACCTGAATTTCCGCGGTTTCCCGCACATCCCCGGCACCGATTTCGCCTACACCTATGCCGATGGCGAGACCCTTCATGACGGGAGCGCGCTGTTCAAATGACCGACATTTCAACACAAGTGCTGCGGCTGGCCGAAGGCTGGATCGGCACGCCCTACAGGCATCAGGCCTCGCTCAAGGGCGTCGGCTGCGATTGTCTCGGGTTGATCCGGGGCATCTGGCGCGAGCTTTACCGCGCCGAGCCGGAGCGCCCGCCGCCCTATGCGCCGGATTGGGCCGAACGCGGCGGCGGGGATCGGCTGATGGAGGCCGCACTCCGGCATTTCGGCCCGCCGCTGCCGCTTGTCGAAGCAAGACCGGGTGACGTGCTCCTATTTCGCTGGCGCCCGCAGCTCGCCGCCAAGCATGCCGGTATTCTGTCGGGCGAGCGGCAGTTCATCCATGCCTATGAGCAGGCGGCGGTGGTCGCTTCACCGTTGGTGCCGAGCTGGCGCCGCCGCATATCGGGCGTCTTTCGTTTTCCGGAGAGATAGATGGCAACGCTCCTCTTCCAGGCCGCCGGCGCGGCACTCGGCAGCGTCTTCGGCCCTGTCGGCGCCATCATCGGCCGCGCGGCGGGCGCGCTTGCCGGCAGTGTCGTCGATCGCGCGCTGATCAACGGGCGCTCCACCGTGCGCGGCGCGCATCTGTCGAGCGCCCGCATTCCCGGTGCCGACGAGGGCACTGCGATCAACCGCGTCTATGGCAGTGTGCGCGTCGGCGGTACGCTGATCTGGGCGACGCGCTTCGAGGAGGAGGTGACCAGCGAGCGGCAGGGCGGCAAGGCGACCGGCGGCACCCGGGTGGAGAGTTTCCGCTACTTTGCAAATCTCGCGGTCGGCCTGGCGGAAGGGCAGATCGGGCATGTCAGGCGCGTCTGGGCCGATGGCAAGGAACTGGATCTCACCAGGATCGAGATGCGCGTCTATCGTGGCGATGACACGCAGCTGCCCGATCCGCTGATCGAGGCCAAGCAGGGGGCGGGCAATGCGCCTGCCTATCGCGGGCTTGCCTATGTCGTCTTCGAGCGGCTGCCGCTCGATGCCTATGGAAACCGCATTCCGCTGCTGCAGTTCGAGGTCGTAAGATCGGTCGGTGAGCTGGAAAATGAGATCAGGGCCGTCTGCATCATCCCCGGCGCCACCGAGCATGGTTATCAGCTGGCGCAGGTCTCGGAGAGCCTCGGTGCCGGCAGCGCCCGCATTCTCAACCGTAACAGCCTGCGCGGTACGAGCGATTGGGATATCTCGATCGACGAGCTGATGGCGCTTTGCCCCAATCTCGAGCGCGTGGCGCTCGTGGTCTCGTGGTTCGGCACCGATCTGCGCGCCGGCCAATGCCGTGTGGTGCCCGGCGTCGAGGTGGCGAGCCGCGCGGAGGAAAGCGCTCCGTGGTCGGTCTCCGGCATCGCGCGCGGCGCGGCCCATCTCGTCAGCCGCAACAATGGCGGCCCGGCCTATGGCGGCACGCCTGATGATGCCAGCGTGCTCTCGGCGATCGCCGATCTCAGGAGCCGAGGCCTTGAGGTCTATCTCTATCCCTTCGTGATGATGGATATCCCCGCCGATAACGGCCTTGCCGATCCCTATGGCGGCGCGCATCAGGCGTCCTATCCCTGGCGCGGCCGCATCACCTGCGATCCCGCACCGGGGCGGCCTGCTAGCGCCGATCGTACTGCCGCCGCGCGCGGGCAGGTTCAGGCCTTCGCCGGCAATGCGCAGGCGGGCGATTTTACGGTCGCGAACGGCCATGTGGCTTATCATGGTGGCGAGGAGAGTTACCGGCGTTTCGTCCTGCACTATGCGCAACTGTCGCGCCTTGCGGGCGGGGTTGATGGCTTTCTCATCGGCTCCGAACTGCGCGGCCTGACGCAGCTGCGCGATGTTGGCGGTGCCTTTCCCTTCGTCGAGGCGCTGGTGCGGCTGGCGGGCGATGTCAGGGCGCTACTGCCGGCGGCGAAGATCACCTATGGCGCCGATTGGAGCGAGTATTTCGGCTATCACCCGGCTGACGGCAGCGGCGACGTCTATTTCCATCTCGACCCGCTCTGGGCTTCGCCCGATATCGATGCCGTCGGGATCGACAATTACATGCCGCTCGCCGACTGGCGCGACGACGATCTGGCCAGCGCCAATCCCGACGGCTTCCGGCTTGCCGACGATCGGGACGCGCTGACGGCGGCGATAAGCTCCGGCGAGGGCTTCGACTGGTACTACGCGGATGGCGATGCCCGCGAAGCCCGGCAGCGCAGCCCGATCACCGATGGCCTCGCCGGCAAGCCCTGGGTCTTCCGCTACAAGGATATCGCCGCCTGGTGGGCCAATCCGCATCATGAGCGCATCGGCGGCGCCGAGCGCGCGGCACCGACGGCGTGGATCCCGTCGGGCAAGCCGGTCTGGTTCACCGAACTCGGCTGCGGCGCCGTCGACAAGGGCGCCAACCAGCCCAATGTCTTTGCCGACCCGAAGTCGGTGGAAAGCGGGGCTCCGTATTTCTCGACCGGCATGCGCTCGGACAGCATGCAGCGCCGCTTTCTCGAAGCGCACCATCTCTGGTGGGCCGGCGATGACGCGCCCGCCGACATGGTCGATCCCTCGCATCTCTTCGTCTGGTGCTGGGATGCGCGGCCTTTCCCGGCCTTTCCGCTGGCAACGGATGTCTGGTCCGATGGTGGCAATTGGCGCACCGGCCATTGGCTGAATGGTCGGCTCGGCGCCGGCACCCTGGCCGATGTAATGGCGGCGGTGCTGCGCGACCATGGCTTTGTTGATTTCGACGTCTCCGAGGTGAGCGGCGACCTGATCGGTTACGTCAAGGGCGAACTCGGTTCGGCCCGCGATCTGATCGAGCCGCTGCTGCAGGCGTTCCAGATCGATGCCTTCGAGGATGCCGGCCTGCTGCGCTTCCGCTCGCGCACGCGCGCCAGCCTGCCGGCGATGCGGATCGAAACGCTCGTCGACAGCGAGAATGAACCGCTTTGGCAGGAGACGCGCGGCCACGACAGCGATTTCGCCGCCGAGGCGGTGATGACCTTCTACAATCCCGATCTCGACTACGAGCAGGCAAGCGCCCGCTCGCACCGCGCCGGGCAGGCGACGAGCCGGCTGATCAAGCAGGATCTGCCCGCCGTCCTTGCCGAGGAAACGGCGCTCGATGCGGCCGAGGCTCTGCTGCGCGACGTCAGAATCGCCCGCCGCTCGCTGCGCTTCTCGCTGGCACCCGGCCGGCTCGATGTGCAGCCGGGCGATGTCGTCTCGCTCGCGGATGGTCCCGATGGCCGCTTCCTGGTCTCGCGCATCGAGGATGGCGATGCCCGTCGCATCGAGGCGCGAGCCTTTGCGCCATCCTCGGGCGGCGCTCCGCCTGCGGTGACCGATGGCCGAAATGGTGGTGGCAGCGCCTCGAACCTGTTCAAGCCGCTCGTGCATCTCATGGATCTCCCGCGCTTCGACGGCGAGGCAGCGACGAGCTTCGCGCGAGGCGCCGTCTTCGCCAAGCCCTGGCGCACCGTCGGCCTGTCGTCATCGGCGACGACGGAGGGCTATCGGGGCAGGGCGGTGCTCGACCGTCCGGCAACGATGGGGACTCTTGCGTCCGCATTGGCACCGGCTGTTACCGGCCGCTTCGATTGGTCCCAGCCGCTGATCGTCGATCTGGCTTACGGCGAGCTGTCCTCGGCGGCCGAGATATCGGTGCTGAACGGCGCCAATCGGTTGGCCGTGCGCTCGATGAGTGGTGTCTGGGAAATCCTGTCCTTCCTGCAGGCCGACGAGATCGCGGCCGGGCGATGGCGGCTCGGCGGCTTGCTGCGCGGGCTTGCGGGCACCGAGGATGCGATGGTCTCGGGCATTCCCGAGGGTGCGGCGGTCGTGTTGCTCGACGAGGCGGTCAAGCCGCTCGGGCTGCGTGGCGACGAGGCCGGCCTGTCGCTCAACTGGATCGCCGAGGCAGCCGGTTCGCTTGCGATGGCGGGACCGTTCATGTTCGCGGGCGGCCTGCGCGCCGAAACACCGCTCGCCCCGGTGCATCTGCGCTGCCGACGCACGGATGCCGGCGATACCGTGATCGCCTGGACAAGGCGCGGACGCGACAATGCCGACAGCTGGACCGGTGCCGATATTCCGCTCGACGAACCCTTCGAACGCTACCGGGTCGAGGTGCTTGATGGCGCTGACATCGTGGTCCGGACGGTAGAGGTCGCGACGCCGGAATGGACCTATCCGCTCGCCGACGAGGTGCTCGATTTCGGCGAGCGGCAGACGAACCTTGCGGTGACGATCCGTCAGCTTGGCGAGCGCGTGCCGCTGGGACTGCCTGCGCGGGCGATCTTTCAGACGTGACATTTCAACCGAAGGAGAAGGACGATGCCTGATTTGAAAAACTGGTACAGCTCGAAGACCATCTGGGGCGCGGTCGTTGCGATCCTCGCTTCGGCTTTGCACTTTACGGGTGTGGATATCGCATCCGGCGATCGCGGCCAGATCGTCGATGCGATCGTCAACATCGCCGGCGCGCTGGGTGGCCTGCTTGCGGTCTATGGCCGGGTGACGGCGAAGTCCGCGATCAAGCCTTGAGTCCAGGGGCGATAGCGGCACGGTG